TGGACAGCACTTCAAAAGAGACGATTAATCCAGGAACAAGAAGCATTGCTGGAAAAAATCACACGTGATTATTTTTATTCCAAAGCTTTTGTAAGAGAGCTGGATGGAAATAATAAAAATAGACTCTTTCTAGGACTCATTCCTGATATCCTCACTGTCACAAAGATTGAGATCTATGGAGTGGAACTTGACTCTTCATACTGGACTTATAACAAGAACTCGGTTTTTATTAATCTAGAAAGCGCAGCAGTAGGTCAAGCAGAGCTTAAACGCCTTCTTAAAGAGACTGAAGTATATGTACTCTTTCCACGTGGAATTAACAACATTCGAGTCACTGGCATTTATGGATCAAGTTCCTGTCCACGTGAAATCAGAGAAGCAATAGCTATGATGATTGAGGATTTTAATGATCCTGGTTTATATGATCACTGGATCAAAGGATCTCAGTCTGTAGGAAAAGATTTTAGCTATACTAATCCTGAGAAAATCTATACAGGAATTGTTAAAGTCGATCGAATTTTAAAAAGATACATAAAGAAGAAAGTAGGACTGCAAGCATGATCAGGAATCAATTCAAACATAAAGTGGATATTGAAAGATTTACTACTGTGGATGTAGGAGGGGGAAGCAAAGAAAAAATATGGAGTGCTATCCATGAAAAAGTTCCTTGTTTAATTATAACTAATGAGGGAGGAGAAGAATTTCTATCTGGAAAAAAAACTGTAATGACTTCTCATAAGATTCTCATGCGCTATCTCACTAATCCAGTTCCTAATGAAAAAGACCGCATTAAATATAAAGAGAATTCAATCACACGCTATTTTCAAATTGTCTGGATTAAATCTCATAGAGAACTGAATCAGACGATGAGACTCGAAGTTGTAGAGAAGGATTTCTGATGGCAAAGATAACTGTAAAATTAATAGGAGAAAAAGAATTCCAGATAGATCTGAATCGATTGAAAAAAGAAGTAAGGAAAGATGTAGGAACTTTCACTAAAGGAACTGGAGTGAAAATCGCTGATCAATCAAAAATAAATCTCACAGTAAATAATAGTGTCGTGACAGGAACTTTGAGGAGATCCATGACATCAGAGTTTCATGAAGCTCAATGTTATAGCGAAGCAGGAACAAATGTTAGCTATGCTCCTCCTGTGGAGTTCGGTCACAGACAAACGCCTGGACGCTATGTCCATGCTATAAGGAGAAGATTAAAAGCTGCTAGAGTAGCTGCTAAACCATTCTTAACTCCAGCATATAAAATGTATGAACAGATTTACTATAACGGCTTAATGATGCTGCTTAAAAAAGCTTTTCCTAGAGGATAGATTATGGCGAGAATATTCATGGCTACAATAGATCATTCTGGATCTAGATTCTGTGTAGAAGTTTTCAGACGATTCACAGACTATCCAGCTTTCTATGAGCCGAATCCTTGCTGTGAAGGACAAGTATGCAGAGAGATAAATAACATAGCTGGAATAACAAAAATGACTAAAGAGATTCTGAAAGAGAAACTAGAACAAATTCAAAGAGATAGTGTGGACGGAAACTATATGGAAGCTAATCAGATGTTTATAAAAAGTTATGTTCATCTAGTAACTTATAAGAAAGAACTTCAGCCAGTATATATGATTTATTTACATAGGAATCCTGTAGATATTCTCTTGAGTTATGATCAGAGCTTAGATCTAAATTGGTTTCTACAGCCTCACTGGAGCAAGAACTTAACTCGATGCACTAAAGGAATGAGTTTCAATGAAATTATACTCTGGCAGTGGATAGAAGTGAGAGAGCGCTTCCTGCTCTGGAGATCTAAGTTCTCAAAAACATTTGATCTAGACTTTGCTGATCTTTGTAATCCTGAAATCTGGAAGCTGCTCTTTAATCATTTTGAAATTAAACACGATTTTATTCCTTCAGATTTTGCAGAATCATTGAAAGAAGATAAGAGGATAAAAAAATCTTTATATACTTCTAATGGAAAATCTTTAGGAATGATGAGAAGAGATTGGAATAAGAAAGGAAGAGACAGAACAATAGAAGCATCTGAAAGCTTTCTCAGACAGATGGAGGATAGAGCGAGAAAAGCAAAAGAAGAGAGATTGAAGGAGCATCAATGAGCTCGGAAATGAGACCTCAAATAGGAAGCGCTTTTTGGGCTGTCCATAAAGAGACTTACGATAGACTAAAAGCTCATTCAGCTATGGCTGAATGGAAGGATTTTATTTTCGATGAAGTTCCAGAAGATCAAGGCTGTCCTTACATTAAAGTAGGACTCTTCTATGCTGATGATTTTGGAGCGAGAGACATCTCAGGAGAAGATCTAACTCATGTGATTGAAGTCTTCTGTGATAATAAATTCAAATCAGGAAAGAAGGAATGTAATACGATTATGAACGCAGTTCTATTAGCTATGACAGACACTATATTAGGACTCCTGGATCTTTCTGCTCATGGATTTAAAACGATTCTCCAGAAGCCTGCAGGAAAGAGAATCCTGGAAGAGGAAGAAGAAGATGGAATCTCTTATCATGGAGTCATAGAGCTTAATTATTTAATACAAAAAATCTAATAAAAAAGGAGGAAAAAGTGGCAGATTTAACTGTACAGGTAATTGCCCTCACAGGACTGAAAGCTACTTATGCTGGTTGTACTGAAGCAGGAGATGCTGTAGTGAATGATGGCAGAATATTTCTTCATTTTGTAAATGGAGCTACAGAAGCTATAGTTACTGTAGACTCAGTGAGACCTTGTGATCAAGGATCTGATCATGATGTTGTAGTAACAGTTCCAGCAAATGAAGAAAAGATGATCGGACCCTTCAATAAAGACAGATTCAATGACGCAAATGCAAAACTTCAGATCACATATTCTAATGTGACAACTATCACTGTTGCTGCGATAAGACTTCCACTCTAGAACAATTAAAAATTTAAAAGGAGGCAATAATGAGCCCTGCAGTATCAGGTATTAATTTCACTCTCTCTGCTGGTGGTCAGATTCTTGGAGGACAACGGAACGTGACTATGAACTGGAGCATGGAGACAATAGACAAGACTTCACGTGACTCTGCGAATTGGTATGAATATCTTCCTGGACTCAGAGGATGGACTATAGACTTTGATGGACTCTTTTTAGAAGATGATTTAGCAGAAGAAGTGTTAGAGACAGCCTGGATAAATCATACTTCTATAGCGATCATCGTCACTACTCCTGCAGCAGTTACTTACTCTGGAACTTGTTATCTCACATCGTTTTCATTCACGGGTCCTTACTCTGCAGAATCCACAGCTACAGGAACTCTTCAAGGATCAGGCGCATTAGCTAAAGTTTAGAATCTGTTACACAGAGAGGATGGAGCTGATTACTTCTAACTCTCTGGAGGAGATATTATGCAAGATGAAAGTTTAGTATCTAAGAAAAAAGAGGAAATAAAACCTCTTGAAATCAAAATTCATTTAGACAAGGAGCGTATTCTGAAATATAAATTCAGAGCTATTAAGCTCCTGGAGGAACAATTCAAAGTTCCTTTCGGTCAACTGGATAAAGTTTTAACTGATACAAAAAAGCTAACAGTTGATCAGATCATAACTCTCATTTGGGCGGGGTTGATCCATGAAGAAAAAGATCTCACATTCGATCAAGTCTATACTATGCTCGATAATTCTGATTATTCATTTATGGATGTGATTTCTTTGTTTGCAAAAGGATTTGGAATCTCCACTCCTGAACTCGAAGCTCTAAAAAAAAAGGCTTTAAAGCTAAACGCTTTGACTGGAACTGGAATGAAGCAAGAGAAATAGCTTATGGATTCTTAGGAATAAGAAATGAAGAGGAGTTCTGGAATCTAACTCCAGTAGAATACTATGAGAAGCTCAAAGGATATCAATTAAAAGATGAAGAACACTGGCAAAGAGCAGCTCTCCTTACTGCATGGATCGTCAATGTATGCGGATTAGGATTAGGAAGTCTAAAGCGCAGGATCTCTCCTTCGCAACTTCTAGGAATAAGAGTTATAAGCGCAGAAAAAAGAATGGAAGATAGGAAAGGATATGAAGCTCTGAAAAAGCAGCATGAGCATTTACATAAAAAGCTTTTTGCTGATCAACAGAAAGAACTGCAGAGAGCTTCTAAGGATATTAAAAAAGAGATTTTAAAATGATCATAAAAAGTCTTTTAGTGAGAATCGGAGCAGATATTTCTGAAGTGGATAGAAGTCTAAAGAGTGTCGGTGATTCCATGAAGAGAGCTGGATCTGGATTCAAAGATATAGGAAAAACACTCACTACTAGAGTGTCACTTCCACTTGCAGCGATCGGAGGGATCGCTCTTAAAGTAGGAGCTGATTTTGAGCAAGCTATGATGAACGCTGCTTCTGTCTCAGGAGCTACAGCAGACGAACTCAAAGACATGGAAGATACTGCTCGCAAGATGGGCGCAACTACTGTCTTCTCTGCTAAGGAAGCTGCTGATGCTATGTATTATATGGCATCTGCAGGATGGAAAGCTGCTGATATGTCAAAAGCGCTAAAACCTACTCTGGATCTCGCAGCAGCTACTCAATCGGATCTAGCTTTCACTACGAATACAGTCGTAGCAGCTTTAAATCAATTTGGACTCTCTTCTGATGATGCAGGAAAAGTCTCGAATGTCTTTGCTTCAGCTATAAGGAATTCTCAAGCTACGATGGAGAAGCTCTCTACATCTATGGCGTATGCGGGTCCAGTAATGAAGAGTTTAGGAAAAGGAGTAGAGGAGACAGGAGCTGCTCTTATGGTCATGTATAACTCAGGACTCGATGCTTCAATGGCTGGAACAGCTCTGAAAGGAGTCATGGGGAGACTCGCTGAAGCAAATGCTTCCACTACAAAAGCTGTGGAAGGGTTAGGAATTTCGATGGCAGATCTCAATCCTGAGACTCATAGTTTAGCTGAAATCGTAGCTACATTAGGAAAGAGCGGAGCGACTACTGGAGATATCATGGCAATCTTCGGTCAACGTGCGGGTCCTGCTATGGTTTCTCTGATCTCTGCTGGAGCTGATAAGCTGCTAGAATATCAGGATACGATCACAGGAACTGCTGCAGCTAGTGAAATGGCTGATATGCAGATCAATACTCTCAAAGGAAGTTTTAAACTCCTTACATCAGCTCTCACAGAAGTAGCGATTAAAATATCTAAAATCCTGATGCCGATTGTGAAAGGATTCATCGATAAAGTAGTTATTCCTTTAGTCGAATGGATAGGAAAACTTCCTAAAGGATTTAAGATCGCTGCTATAGCTATCGCAGCTTTAGCTGCTGCTGTGGGTCCGATCCTTCTTATGATCGGAATGTTAGCTCCAGCTATTACAGGATTGACAGCA